GCCCGTATTAACTGCGTTAGTATCTACACCGTCATTAATAGAAAAGGCCGCCAACATTTGAGCGTTCTTAAAATCTTGAGGTATTAAATCACTCGCGACCAACACGCCGTAAGCGTACATATTGGCTCGTGGTAAAACGCCCGTTTGTTTTTGTGGGTTTACTCTGTAGCCCTGCAAACGTTGCTCGTAAGTGAAATTCAAAAAGCCGTAAGCGTTAGCTTGTAGCGCATCCCTGTCAGGCTCAGTTGCGGGTAATGAATAACCCTTTAATTTGGCAAAGGCCAAAAACTCAGCATCAGTCACAAATGAATTAGCATTATTAACTTGAGATCCATCTTCAATAATTAACTGTGACCCTATCGCTACAACTATTTGCTCGCTGTTGCCAAGCTCCCTAGATGTGATATCAGTGCCGTTTACGCTAGCACTGTCAAAATATGTCACTGTTGCAAATATTTTTCCGACTTCTGCCGTACCTGATAAATCGATACTTAACTCAGTAGCTGAATCAACACTAACTTCTGCGTCAGCTAACTGGTATGACTCAGCGCCAAAAATGGTTACAATGTTTGTTGCTAGCGTTAAATCTACGCCGTTAAACACAAAAACAACTTTATTATCTTTGTTGGGTATTACTAAATTTTGTGACATTAGCGACTACCTATTATTCTTTTGCTTTTTTCTTTTGTTTTGCTTTTACTTCCACAATCTTGCCTGCATCAAGCAATGATGAAAAAAGCTCTTTTTCGCCTTCACACTCGCCATTATCATCAAATAAAAGGCCATAAGCTCTAGTGTTTACTTCTTTGTTTGCTAATTGTACTTTCATAATTTACCCCAAATTAATATTATAAAAGGCGCTTATAAAACGCCCTTTTAATATCAACTATTTCTAGTTGTTTAATGATGTTAAACGAGCTAAACCGCGACGGTTGAAGTTGGCAAAGTTGCTGTAACTTTTAACGCGCATGATGTTTTCATCTTTCGTGTCCATGATACCGACCGATTCAACAGCGATCCCCGCTGGTGTTCCTGCTGGGTGAATCATAGATTGACCGATTTTGTTTGATCCGTCATCCCAAACACCAGCATACATTGAGCTAAGTGCGCCACCTGTAACCGCTGCACCGTTAGCGGTTTCAGCAACAGATAAATAGTCATTTTGAAATAATGGGATGCCGTTATAAACATCTACATTACGAGTGCGGCCGTTGCCCATGTCAAAAGCCATTGTTTCATTCACGCCACCTAATGAACGTACTAGTGTACGATACGCGCGTAAAATTTTACCTGGTGCCATCATGTAATCTACTTCACCATCTTTAGCCTTAACTAAGTCTAGTAGCTCGTCCATTAATTCAAATGATAGAGCCTGACCCGCTGACGCTGAGGTAAACTGTCCAGAGTCACATAATGAGTGCAAAGAGTTAAGGTTTGCGCCCGAACCGTCACCGGTTGCAATGCCTTGTTGTAGTTTACGACCGATTGATTTAGCTTTAGAGCTAACTTCTACGGCCATTTGATCTACGCCTGCACTTGAAGATTGAGCAGCGACCAAACCGTTTAGCTCAGCATCACCAATAGTAGTGGTAGATGTAAATACTTGCTGTGTAGTAGTACTAGCCGCTTTAGCTGTGATAGTGCCACCAACTGCTAAATGTTGTGAATCACCTAACGCATTCTCGCGGTTATGGATTAAGCCTTGGCCTTCGTATGAGGTCCACGGAATAACCGCCCATGATGGTGATGTGGTAATAATGTCTTCTGCAACGCCTGAAATCAAGTCGTTGTTAATAAGTTTTTTCGCTTCCGCTAATGTTTGAGTAGCCATAATTTTTCGCCTTTGTTGTTTGTTTCAAGGCAAAAAAGATGCCCCGATAAAATTTCAATATCGTTAAAGCACCGCTTTTATTTAGTAAGTTGTTAGCTCTACACTGTAAAGCTAACTGTATTATAACATTTACACGCTATTTTACAAATAGCTAATTTTTCATCATTGAAGCAAGACCCGCCGCGATTTTCTGCTGACTGGTTTGTGCGCTCTGCCTGGGTGACGTGTTGTTATTGCCTGCCCCTGCTCCACCGTTAGACTGAAGTTTAAATCTTTCTGGCTGAGATGACACAAATTCATCAATAGTTAAGTTGCCATTTGCACCAGGTAATATTTTATCACCTTCTTTAGCCACTGCTTGGCCGTTATCAATGCTGAATTTTGTTTTGATCTCTGCCATTAATGATGTATATGCTTCTGGATGTATCTTGTGAGTGCCAAAGGCTTTATTCGCCGCGCCTTCTATTTCATACTTTAAAATAGTAGCGTCATGGCTGCTAGATAATTTGTCATATTTACCCGTTAGCGCTTCCATTTTTGCGGCGTAATCTGACTGCAGGGTATTAGTGTGTTCAGCCAACAATGTATCAAACTCGCCCTTATCAATAAGCTCTTTATTGCGTAACGCGCGTTCTTTTTCCATTGCCGCGTTATATTTGTCTAGATCAACATCTTTAAAAGCTTTTGCTTCTTCCATCAATTTTATGTTTGACTGTCTGAATTCATCGACCTTGCTTTTGTCTGTTGCGCCCTCGACTTGTAGTTGATAACCGTCGCCCGATTGTGCGTAAAAAGTTTTTTCTACATCGTTTAAGGCGCTGAAAGCCTCTGGATCTATTTTATATTTTAACATTGTTTAATCACCGATTAAATTTCACCCATCACTGACGGGTATTTCGTTTTAAGTTGATCAAGCGTTAGTGCCTGATCTCTGTTGTTGGTAAACTTATCTAATGTAAGCTCACCACTTTCGAACAAATTATAGCGAGTTTTTCCAAGTACTTCTAGCTGAAAACCTTTAGACTGTTTTTTAAACCACTCGTTGTAGGTTTTGCCCTCTGAAATTTTAGAGACTAACTCGCCATCTTTGATCTGTACATCTTCTGCGAATAATGGCGCTGTTGTTGATCTACAATTAGGATGTGCCGGTGGGAGTTTGCCTTTGCCGATCTTATAAACTTTACCGTCTCGACTTCTACAAATAGGACTTGTGCGCCCGTCCAAGGTTGACACCCATTCGTAATAAGGCACAATGTCGCTGTTATCGTCGTATAACTTGGCCCGCGCCACATTTGAAGTATGGTTAAGCGCTGTTCTTACCATGCGTTCCGCACTGGTTCTTGTTACGCTTAAAATACCGTTTTTGTAGTTTTGCGCCTTAGTACCGACGATATCACGTATTATTTGCTGTGTTGTTGCGCCCTCATAAAAACCCATTGAGACAGCGCCCCTAGCGGCTTTTGCTTGCTCTTTCGTAAAGTCTTTTAAGTAGTCTTTTAATAGTCTGTTATTAAACGGCCTAGCATATACTGCCGCTGCCGTTTGTTGTGGTGACGGGATAACCATCTCAAAATCTTTTATTGCTGCCGCTGCGAATTGTGCCTCGCTATCTGCGAACAGTTCGATCTGCTCTTGTAGTCCGTCAGTAAACGCGCCTAATTCCTCTTTTACTAAGTTTTCAGTAAAGTCTAACAGTGTTTTGATCCGCGCCTGTGATGTTACCGTTTGCGTTTGCGTTAATTTAATGCGCAAACGCTTAGCTACACGACGTAAAAAAGCATCTACTTTGTTGGCTTCACCGTTGTAATAACTTTCTAAATAATGCGCGTGACGGCTTATTTTATCTTTCTGACTAGGCACTAGGTGATTTTCCCACTGTGTTAGAGAAATAACGCGCGGCGCTGATAGTTTTAATGGCTACCTCGCCGCATTTGCATACCGTGCTTTTGCAATCATCTTTTGCTAGTCGCTCAATGATTGCGCCCGTTTTACATTTAAAGTTGCGGATCTTCTTCATCATCTTCTCCCAGGTCGAAATCATTACCCGTAGTCGCTATTCTGTCGGCCTCGTCTTCTGCGCTGACGTTTTTAGGCAAAAGCTCACCTTTAACTAACAAGCTCAAGAAAGAATCCAAGCTCATACCACCGCTTTGGTAAACCTGTAAATATGCTAGTAGCGTTTGGGAATCTAAATTAGTGTCGATAAAGTCTCTGTTTACTTTGTATTCTGGTGCTGTTGCGCCCTGCCATTGCGCTAGTATTTCCAGTAATGCTTTCATTGTGCTGTCAATAGAGTTGGCAAGCGTTGAAAGTGTAGCTGTCTCGCTCGACGCTTCAATTCGCGC